GCGTTGTCGCTGTCACGCAAATCATTTGCGTTATCTTGCATTGAACCAACTGCTCCAGAATTCCCCTGTGAAGGAATCGCTGAAGAATCTGAAGAGCCGTTGTCAGCAACTGGTGGAGTCGAGTGCATCTTCTTCACATCCAAAGTTTCAAGAACAGCATCACGGAACTCATCCTGCCAGATCGCCTGAGATTCGTAAGCCAAAGCAAGCGACTGCATTACACGCTGAGAAGCTTCAGTCTCAATCTTTGGCCACTCAACAGTTGCGCCCTTCGCCCCAAGCAAGTTAAGCACACGCTTGTAGAACAAAGTCCAAACCTGCTGACGGGCTTCCATTGCTTTAACAGTTGGAACATCCAAAGTCTGAGCAGTACCATAAGCACCAGAAGAACCCGGGTCAGAAAGCAAAGCAACAATTGAAACCTCAAGAGCCGAAGCAACCATCGAAGCCAAAGCACGACCATCGCCAAGGTTAACACCTGAACCACCACGAGGTAGTGCGTTCATTTCCATGTCACCAGTTACAGCAATCGAACCAGCAGTCGAAGGTGTAGCAATAGCGGCTGCAGCATTTGTTGCACCATTCTTCGACTTGTTCTTAAACTGCCAAGCAAACATTGACAAAGCCTTCAACATGCGGCTTCCATCTTTCAAAAACTCGTTGTATGCGTGAGCCCAAGGCATTGCAGCCAAAGCATCAGGAACACCCCAAACAGTTCCGGCACGACGGTTCACACGAGAATCCAACATGCGGTAATTCTGGTCAACCCTGTCACCGTTAATGCTAGAAGCAAAACGGCCCTCCGGTGTGTAAACATCAGACGGGTACCAAACGTTCAAAATGGTTTCTTTAGTCTTGCCACCAGCAAGTTCCTGCTCACGACGAGTCCAAGTTCTGCGGAAATAGCGAACACGCTCAGTATCATCAGGGTCGGTCACAACGGCAGTAATCTGCGAAAACGGAATACGTTGGAAAAGTTTAGTAGTCATGTTAAACAACATGAAGAACTGGCCATCAGTAAAGTGGCTACGCTCGTTTACAACCTGAGCCTCAGGAGAAAACAAAACCTCTTGGTTCTGCGGCTCATCAATGTTGCGCTGAACACGAGGAGGCAAATCACCAAAAGCAACACCACGACCAAAGATGTAAGAAGTGCGAAGACCAGAACCACGCTTCAAAAGCGGGTTACCATCTGATGTTTCACGAATACGAGCCGCAGCATCCTGCAGCTCCTGAAGGTCAAAGCCATCAGTGGTGCTGTTAATAGTGTTCCAGCCCTTGTCATCAAAGGCAAGAACAGCCTGGGCCATCGAAGAATAAGACTCACGGAGCAATTCATTCTCCGCAATTTGTGCTTGAAGTTCCTCAGAAAGGTTATCAAAAGCCATAAAAAAGTCCTTAAAAGTAGGTTAAAACTATTCTATCACGATTAAAAAGGCGATTACCATACCCAATTATCATAAAAAGCAAACTCTTTATTAAAATTATCTGGATCAAAAGTCACAACATCGCCAGCTTTCTTACCAGCATAAGGCCCCTCAAACAGCCTAGACAAGTCAACAGAAGCATAAACTGCAGCATCCAAGTTGTCCGGAGACTTAACTCCACGCCCACGCATGTCATCTTTAGACTCAATCTGGATAGAACCAGTAGTTGAAAACTTATAACGCAGCATCATCATCTCATCAACGAGCGCACTGTCGTCCGGATCCAAATCGATACATCCACCCAACATTTGCTCACGCAAACTATCAAAATTGAAAGCACGAGCATTAAACCACCTAGTGCGGTCAGGGGAAGCAGCAGAGCCAAGCATAGAAATAACAGTATAGATACCTTCACCCATTGCAGCAAGTTGATCAACGACTGGACCGCCAAGGCCAGCACCGTCAACACGAACCTCTTTGCATCCCAACTCAAGTGCAGCCGTGTGGACACGGTTTGCAGATTCAAGCGCAGTTGCCTTGCTCCACGAAGAGTACTTTCTGACGCGACCACCGCGATTTGTATAAATAACTGAATCGTCCTCACCGAAACGTGCAAGGTCGACACCCATAACGACAGGAATTTCTGTATCATCAACTATCTCCGTATCCATTGCTTTATCCAAAGCAACTTGCGAAAAGAATGCAGTATCGTCTTCATCAGGAAACTGCCCCAAAACCTTCGACTTGTAACGTGCAGAATCCTCACCCCACGCAATCTTCTGACGATCAACCCAAGAAGGCTGAATCAAAAGAGGACTAACCTTCTCAGGAACCCACTCGCCCGTAAAGTTCGGAGTATCAAACGCAGAAATGTGAATCTTATTCCAAGTCTCATCCTCACGGAAAATTCTGTGAAACTCAGTCGCACGACGGTCCGGGTTACCAATAGCAAGCACCCGAGAATCTGCAGAAGTCGTAACCGCTTCAGCCGCAGTATAAAGGTCAGTAGGAATACCACCAGCCTCATCCAAAATCACAAACACAAAACGGCGGTGAATACCCTGAAAGGCAGAAACAATGTCAGTATCAGCAGGACGGCGACCAAACCCAATCAGAGTACCATCCTTGTCTTCAAGCTTCCACTCCTGCGACTGGTTAATCTTACCCGGCAAAGAAAAACCACGAACCGCAGCCTCCTTATGATTATCCTGCAACTCACGAAACAATACACGAGCAATCTGAGGATAAGTCGGCGCAGAACAAATCAACGCAACCTCATACGGGTCACGAGTAGCAACCCACCACGCACCCATAATACCTGCCACCGCAGACTTACCAGCACCATTACAAGACACAACAGCCGTGTGCGTAAAATCTACAACACTCTTACCAATCTCAGCCTGCTTAGACCACATGTGCTTCCCCAACACATCAGAAGCCCACGCAGCCGGATCCTGCAAATACAAACTATTCTTACTACGCTGACGCAAATCACCAATGACCCCGTCAATAACATTATCAATCATCATCATCCTCATCAGCACGGAAGCCAATGTGCAACTCACGCTTAGTAAAATCAGGAGCCGCCTCATTACGAGACGAATCCACTACAAACAAATCAGCCTTCTCATGACACTTGTGAGACTCACGCCACTGATTCAACAACTTAATCTCATCACTGCGTTCAGCCTGAAACGCAGCACCACACCCACAAGTCTCCGAAACCAACTACTTATCCCCGTCAGCCAACAATTCATACTTAGCCAACACAAGACCCTCAGTCACAATAGCATCAAGCTCATCTAACGCAACCTGCGGATACCTGTCAGCCAACTCCTTCTTAGCAAAATTCAAAGCCGCATCCAAAGCCCTAAACAAAATCCTCTGCTGAAACTCAGACAACTTCAACACATCCTCATCAAGACGAACCTGCTGAGAATCCAAACGCTTACCAATCAACTCCAACGTCTTTAGCAAAAGACGGCCCGAATCCAAATCCTTAAAATCAACCGCCGACTGAGTCAACGAATCCTTCAACTCATTCAACTCATGCAACAACAACTGCTGACGCTCATGCTCAGACCAAACATCACGCTTCGCCATCAACCCCTTAACATGCGCAATAGCCTGAGGCGCAGGAACACCCGTCATCGCCTCCATCTCATCACCAGACTTACCAGACGCTGCCAACTTAATCAGCGTCTCATCAAGTAGACTAACCTCTTTACTCGCCATTCAAAAACTCCTCCGCGGATTCCACCTTAGCAAAACCAGCAACATCCAAACGCTGATGCAAATTCTCAACCATCATAAACAAAGTAAGCACAACACCCATAATGTCCTCATTAGAGGCAGGAACATTAGGTTCCTCCTCAAAAGGATCAGTTAAACCACGACTCATTTTTTATACTCCAAAAAGTTTTTAGACCCAGCGGAATTTTTTTTCAGACTCCCCTTATGAGGGTTAAACAATTCGCCAGATTTTTTTGTCAAATTCAAAGCAAGCAACATCTTCTGAGCCTGAGTCCAACCCGTAGTATCAAAATCACTCAACTTCGGCATGATAAGCCACCAATGCTGCATTAACCAAATCCCACAACTCATT